TTCTTCTTCATTTAAAAAATATAATTTTTTCATACTCATTTCTGTTTAATAGATAAATATCTATTTTTTCAAAAAAAAAAACGTTTTATTCAAAATTTATTTATTATAAATCTAATTTGTATTTAAATAACCCACAATCCCATATTTTATCGTAACCTAATTCTGTGGTCAACTCCTTTTCAGTTTTGGTATAATCTAAATCAGGAAATCTTTTTTTAAGATTGTTTTTACCAAACCCAAATTTATGGAATCTTTTATATTTACTAACCTTTGAATTATAATAATAATATGTTGGTTTTGTTATCGACACTAAATTAAACCCCAAGTTAGTATATAGATTATTTTCTGGGTTAATCGTCCATCTTCTATCCGCAAAACTAATTATTGATGTTGGGTTATATTCATTGATAAAATGCTTAATAAATTTAGAGGCTAACCCCCTAATTAAGTAATTTTGTTTTGTAGCATATCTACTTAATTCAAATTCACCATCATTATTTTTAGTCATATTACGTTTATCGTTAAACGTCATGACACCAACCATAACATCTTTATAATACGCCCCATAAGAGATGTTAGATTTGTCAGTTCCTTGAATATGATTATTTTTTAAAAAAAACGATTTATCCTCTGTATTGATTTTTTTAATCGTAACATTTCTACCACCGATTTTAATCCCATCATTAACTTTTAACAAATGTTTTATTTTTGATTTAACCAAATTTTTATTTATCTTCCATTCATCCTCAAAAATATGAAATAACCTATATCCAATTTGATTGCAATCAATAGTTTTATTTAAATGATAAGAACTTGTTTTACCCATCTTCTCTGTGTGGTAATATAAACCATTATATTCAATACATATGTTTGTTCCCTCGATTACTATGTCAATTTCCTTACCATTTAACATTTTACGATTTTTACTTTTACCAACAATAAATCCAAGACTCTCAATAAATTCTTTAATTTCCGTTTCACCCTTTGATGTCCAAGTTGGTACCATGTTAATGTTGGTGGTTTTCGATAAATCACTTAATTTTTTTGATATGGAAGTTGATACAATTTTTTCGTTTGGGTATTTTAATTTATATTCTAATGTTGTGATATTATGTTTTTCTTTTAGGTGAGTATTTGTTATACTTTTCATTTTTTCACCACAAATTTTACAAATAACATAATTTTTACTTTTAGATAAAAATTTGGTTAATTCTGTTTTTTTTATATAATTTGGGTGATGTTTAACATCTTCAGGGAATTTTAATAAATAATCATCTAATGTTATTTTATGAGATTTACCTATATGTGTCTCAAAACAACCTGTTTTATTTGAAGTGTCCTCTGTTACCCATTCACATAATTTACATTTTCTTGTTGGTAAACTTTCAATCTCAATTATGTTGAAATATTCCTCAAACCATTTTTTGTCGTTAATTAATTCGTATTTTTTTCTTTGGTAAGTATTAGTTGGAATCCACACATCCCCGTATAATTCAATAATATGTTTGGTTAATTTACCAGATAAATTATTGGGGTCTTTAATTACTACATTAGTTTTTTTACATTGTGCAATTAATTCGTGGGTATCTGAAGTTGTATATAAGTTAGATTTTACGGTTTCAATTTCAAAACTATTACCCATTTGGATTTGACCACCCTTTTTATTAATCACAATATTATTTTCTTTTAATATTTGACTGATTTTTTTATGACCAACTTTAAATTTTTCCGCTAATTTATGAGTACTTGGAATTTCAGTTTGATACAATTCAATAATGTTAACTATATTTTCAGGAGTTAATTTGGTTTTCATATTTATATAAATATAATATTATTTACGTAAAAGTCAAATTATAACCCATTTATTTTTAACCCATTTTATAAATAAAAAAAGAGGACATATAGTCCTCTTTTTGTTAAATATGATAAGATTTTTGATTATCTCAATTCTCTTAAGTCAAAAGTTCTAACTCCATCAACCGTGATACGACCGTAAAAACGGTTATTTACCATCTTTTTCGCGTATCTTGTCATAATTCCTTTAATTGGTGTGAAATTAAATGGATTATACATTGTTGGTGTTAATTGTAATGGTACGTATGGTGCGTAGATGTAACCAGTATCTAACAATGACGTTCCTTTGTGTCCAATCAAAACTTGGTTTGGTGGAAAGTAAGGGTCACGGTAAACTTGGTAACGACCAGCTAATGTACCAACTCTTTCGATACCCATGTTGTATTGGTCTTGCTCTGGAGACGCGTTAGATACGTGGAAGTATTCTAAATCATCAAAAATTGCGGAAACTTCAGAAGAAACAACAATCCAGTTAGCTCCACCTCTTAAAGTAGACTTGTGAATTTGTGCTGACAACTGATTAATCGCTGTGATTAATGTTTGGTTCCAGTCTTTTTGAGTGTAGTTAGTTGTTGCAGAAATTCTTCTCCAACCGTTGTAGTCCCAACGTAAGTTCCATGCTGCACCTTTACGTAAATCTCTAAGGATTTCACGGTCGATTTCAGCCGCAACTTGTTCAGATAATAAAGCCGTTAATTCAGCTTCAGCATCGATGTTGTGGAAAGCCGCAACGTCTTGAGCTAACTCAGGAGACCATTGTGCTCTTAATTTTCTTTCTGTAACAGAAACAGTAACTGAATCTAATTCGAAAGAAACCTCACCGATTTTATCTTCAAATTCCATATCAGCGTAACGTCTGTAAACAGCTTTGAAATCACCTGAAGCTAAAACTCCAAGAGTTGTTCCTGTATATCCGTCTAATGTTTCACCACAAGAAGGACAAGTAGGACAAGATAAGTCAACTTCTAAGAAGATACGACCTTCAGGAGAACATACGTCATTGTAAGTTCCATTACTACCTGTTCCAGGGAATGAAGTAGTACCTTGTTTGTTTAAGTTATTAACAATACCTTGACCATATTGTTGAGTTACAACTCTAAACAATAATGAGTTTGGTGCCGCAGCAGTACCAACAACATCACAAGGAGAATCTCCACTGAATGCAGTTGCTTGAGCTGATGTATAAATTCTTAAATCAGATAAGAAAGTTTCAGTATCAACTTCATTTCCATCAGGTCCAATTAATTTACCTGTACCTGCAGTTGTGAAACCTGATAACGCGATAATAATTTTTCTAACGTTTTTACCGTCAAATTGGTTTGCTAATGCACTTGCGTCAGCAACAACTAATTCTCCGTTAGACCAAACCATAACAACCGCAGTTTTAGTAACTGCTGACCATTGACCTTTAGAATAATCAAACAATCCTGGAGGGTCTAATTGACCTTCTGAACCTTCATAGAATAAATCATAAAGATTTTTCTTGAAAGCGGTTGTTCCATTGTAACCGTTATCTGTACCTGCTTGACCTTGAGCCGCTGCAACAGATAAACCACCTACAGCACCTTGTGGTCCAAAGTGATTACCATAACCATCGTAATCATTATCAGCCGAAGGAACTTGTCCTGTTTGGTAACCTTGAATTTTAGGTACGAAGAAGAACAATTTACCGATTGGTAAGTTCATAGCTTGTACTGATACGATTTCATTCGCTAATAATTTTGAGAATACTCTTCTTACGATAGGGAATACAACAGTTTCGAATGAACCTGAAGACCCGTCAGAAGTAGCTTCGTTAATCAAGAAAGACGCTTGGTTCTCATATAATTGAGCTACGTTTTCTCTTAAGTGACCTTTAAGGCCTTCTAGGAATCCTAATTTATCCCATTTGTTGATTGTGTCTTCTTTAATAACTTTAAGGTGTTTTAACCCGATGTTACCAACTAGACCTGATTCTAATAATGCTCCCATTTTTTTGGTTTTTATTAATTTTAATTTATTTTTATTTTATTTTTGACATTAAGTCTTTCATTCTCAAGAACTGTGGGTTCTCATATGTTTTAGATTCAATTAAGTTAACTGCTCCCGTAGACGGTGATTTAGCAATTGTTCTTTCGATTGATTCATTCATATTTTGAACGTTAGAGTTACCTGACAATTCGTTTTTAACGACTTGATATAAATTTTTAGATTCTTTAATAGTTTCAACACCATCAAATCTTCTTAAAATGTTAATTTTTTCTTGTTTAGATGTTGAATGTTCAGTGAACAAACGTGTAGCGTAAGCCAAGTTTGAATTGAAAATTGCAACCTCATTTAATTTATTTCTAAAAATATTAAGTGCTTTTCTGTACTCCTCATTTTTTTCTCTAAGAACTTGTAGTTCAGAGTTAGAAGTATTTTCTTTAATCGCGGTATTAAAGCTTGAATGAGCTCTTGGTTTTGGTAAACCACCTTTTCTAAAGTTAGACCCAGCACCTAAAGTACGTGACGCCTCTTTTGTCTCTTCTTTTTTACCTTCAACTTTTTTAACCATTGGTTTGTTAGTTGATGATTCTTTTGTTTCAGTTTTTTTAACCATTGAGTTTTTACCCAATTTACTTCCTGAGTTTTCACCTTCTTTGTATTCAAATTTCGCTTTACCAGTACCGACAGATTTAGGAGCCGTTTTCATTTTAGTTTTGAATCCTGTTCCTTGATTAGGTTTTGCGTTGTATTTGAATTTTGGACTTCCCATTCCAACTCCTTTAGGTTTGATAGACATTTTTTTAGATTCCATAACTGTAGGGTCTTCATCCTCTTCTAAGTCTTCACCCTCTTCTAAGTCATACCCTTCGTACTCATTCTCTTCATCCATTTGGATTTCATAAACGATTTCTTCTAATTCGTCAGATTCGTCATCAGAACCGAACATTCTTTCAACAATTTCTTCAATAGATTCTTCACCCATTAAATTATCGTCTTCTTCAAGTTCGTTCCAAGACTCTTCCATATCAACCATTCCAAAGTCATCGCCTTCTTCTTGTTCACCAACAATCATATACTCTTTTCCAGTTTCTTCATCTTTAAGGTGAGTGTTTCCTTTGTCGTCTTTAGTAACAACAATGTTATCATCCGGTCCCATAAGTTGAAATACTCTTAGTACTTCTTCGTCGTCAGCGTCAGTTAAGTCAATAGTGTCTTCTTCGTCGTCCATATCTTCTTCGTCATCGAAGTCCATATCAATTTCTTCGTCGTCACCATCTTCTTCTGTGTCGTCCATATCATCAGTATCCATTTCATCCTCTTCTTCGTCTGAATCATCACCCATATCAATATCGGCAATATCATCAGAACCCATAGGGTCTTCCATTTCAACGTCATCGGTTTCAATCTCATCATCTTGTTCAGATAAAGATTCTTTTACTAGGTCTTTGATTTCTTGTTTCATTGTAGAAGCAAGTATTCCTTTTGCATTTTCAGCTACCGCTTCTTCCAAATTTTTCATTTGGATGATAGCCTCTTCAACTAAAGATTTTTCTTTTGCCATTGGTTTTATATTGTTTTTAATATATAAATATCTCCTAATACGAAAAAAGTTTAAATTAAACTTAAATCACATCAGGTTTTTTATACATTCATAAATATCACCTAAAAATAAAAAGCATAAAAAAAGAGGACTATATGTCCTCTTTTGTTTGATAATTGAAAATTTAATTACTCGATTACTTCGTCAATTTTACTTTCTACAATTGCAGTGATTCTCCACTCCATTGTGTAATGTTCGAAAACTTTAGTAACTTTTGCCTCTACGTCAGTAGGGTTATAACCACTTACTAATTTTTCTTCTCTCATTTTTTTAATCTTTCCTGATGCCTCATCAACTGAGTCTAAGGTAACTTTTGCGATAAAATACTTTTCTTCCATTTTTTGTTATTAATTTAGTATCCCAAATAATCGTTTAATTTTTTCATTAAGTCAAGCGATTTATTTCC